TGACACTTATCATGTGGGCGATCGTGTGTACAATGTACACTATTGGCCAGGTGCTGAAGAAGCAGATATTGAAGAACATATTCCTTACAAGGATTCAAAATGAACGAATTCAATTGGGGTCCAATCATTGGCACGGTTATTGCCATTGCGGGCATGATGTTTGCATTGGTGTTAGGTTATATTATTGGTTACAGTGATGCCAAGGAGAGAAAATGAAAATCAAATTTGATAAAGACACCATGCCCGATGAATTGTACAATGCGCTATTACAGCACTTTGTAAACGAAGCAGTTGGGCTAGGCGTCGAAGTAAACAAGTTTACCCAATTTAACAACTGGGTGGTTGAATGTGAAGTAGAAGTAAAGGAATCGGTGCATTAATGCCTAAGTGTTATCAATTAGTTGGAGTTCCAGGGTCGGGTAAAAGTACTTGGTATAAAAGCCAAACATGGCTAGGTAAAGATAAAGAGAATCACAAGTATGTTTCTACAGACGAGCATGTTGAAGGATATGCTCGAGATCAAGGAAAAACATACAGTGAAGTTTTTGAAGAGTATATGCCCACTGCTGTCAAGCAGATGATGGTAAATGTAAACTTTGCCGCGGCACAGGACTTAGATATTGTTTGGGATCAAACCAGTACAACTTTATCTAGCCGTGAGCGTAAATTCAATGCATTACCAAACTATGAGCATATCGCTATTGTGTTTAAAACACCGGATCTAGACGAGCTTAAAAAGCGTTTGGCTAGTCGTCCAGGCAAAGAAATTCCCTGGGCGGTTGTGCAAGGAATGATAGATAACTTTGTAATGCCAACTGAAGAAGAAGGCTTCACGGAAATTTGGAGGGTATAATGCCTTGGATTGAAAATGTAGCGGCAGATGATATCCCAAAACGATTTCATCATGACGCTGGTGAAAATAGTATGCTGATCAGTATTGTTGATCCAGCAAGTTGGCGCCCTACTCCTGCTCATAAGTTCAAAGAGATTCATAACTTTGAGTTTTTGGATGTGGAGGAAAAAGATGAAGTTCTAGACGAAGCTATGAAGTGCAGTCAAGAACAAGCTAACCAACTTGTGGCTCTTTTACAACACGCTTTGGCTAACAGAATGAACGTTGTTGTTCATTGCTTTGCGGGTATTTGTCGTTCGGGTGCTGTATGCGAAGTGGGTGTAATGCTTGGCTTCCAGGATACAGGCAGGTTTAGAAGCCCTAATCTGCTCGTTAAGCACAGAATGATGCGAGCATTGGGTTGGACCTACGACCCGGACGAAAAGCCCAACATAGACGATTGGCGCACGTTTAAATCGGTTGACTAACATCAATTTTGGTAGTATAATTATAACTTAACTTAGAAAGGAGCGATATATGCCTAGTGTATTTTTAGTTAGCGACACGCACTTCGGTCACACGGGTGTATGTCGTTTTACACGTAACGATGGTGTTACAAAACTTCGTCCCTGGGACTCAGCTGAGGAAATGGACGAAGCAATGGTTAAGGCGTGGAACGAACGGGTAAAGCCCACTGACAAGGTCTACCATTTGGGCGATGTTGTCATTAATCGGAAAGCGTTAAAAATCTTATCCAGACTTAACGGCGACAAAGTTTTAATTCGTGGTAACCACGATATCTTTAGGGATGACGAGTATCGTATGTACTTTAGAGAACTTAGAGCTTATCACGTTATGAATGGTATGATCCTTAGCCATATTCCTATTCACGCAGAAAGTCTTGGACGTTTTGGTGTTAACATTCACGGACACTTACATGCAAATCGTGTTAAGAAAGCTCGCGGAGTTGATGCTAGAACTGGTGAAGTTTTATACAGTGATGAAAACGATGTTCGTTACCATTGCGTTTGCGTAGAACAAACACCAGACTTTGCACCTATCTTGTTTGAAGATGTCATCAAGAACATCGAAGCAGAAGGTGGTAGTGTAGGATTTAGGAACGGCAACGGACCTACTATGTAAAATAGGACCTTAGGGTCCTATTTTTTTGAACTGTTCTAAGAGGAAAGATTTAAGTAGCAACAAAATTTAAAAAAGTATCTTCCCTAATAAACATTTCTGGAACAATTATTTGCAAAAATGAATACTTTCCGTTATGTCCCGATTGGGCAAACGACTGTGTCAATGCATAAGATAAGATACTAGATCTGTTTGTAGATATTATTGGTACTTGAAAATAACAATCGTCTTTAGAAAAGGTATAAGCCATAATAATGTTATTGCGGTAGTATGTGATCTATATTTGTTCTATACAACAATCTTTCTAATTTGTTATCAAAATTCAAATGTGTTCTGTTGTGTACAAACGGCCAATTATCATAAACAATGATATCAAACGTATCCCATTTATGTGTATACAATAATTCTTTTTTAGTTGTAAGAAAATCATAATAAGGAGTTAATACTTCTCTGGGTTCAAATGTAACTCCATCGACTACGGCATTCTTGATCCAACCATCGTGTATATTTTTATCAGGTTCGCAGTAGTAATTTAATCTTAAAGATTTTCTTCCTGTAACGCTATGAGTTTTAATAAAATCAAACTCTTTTATTCGTGTGCCTGGCATCCACCAGCTTTGCTGTATAATTTTTATTTTTTCAGCGCGAGATTTCAAATCGTCAGGTAAAATATCAAAACCGTCTTCTATGTTTAACCAGGAGGTTAATCCGGACTCTGGGTCTGGATTTTTATACATCCAAATTGTGCGCATTGGAAAAGGATGATCGTTGTTAGGGATATCTGCATGCCATGGCATTTCTTTTTGTCCAATCCTAGGAGCACTAAGATTACTCATAGGACTTATTGCATATACAATATCACCATCTTTAACTATTTCTGCTCGTTCTTTACTACCACGATATTCTAAAGTTTGCCACATACGTCCAAATGTTGAGCAAAATTTAGCATAACTTAATTTAGAAAAATTCATACGTTTGAAAACAATTAGCTTTCTTTCGTATATCATTGTTCGCCAATATTCTGCTGGCCAATTAAAAAATTCGTCAGGGTTTGACAATTCTATAATTGTTCCCCATTTGTCATGTATAAAGTTTTGTACCATTATAAATTTCCGCCTGATGTTAAAGTTCTGTATTCAGGTTTAAGATATGTACAACGCACAACGGTATCTACCGGTAGCAGTGTACGATTGTATAATATTTGCCAAGGCAAAGTATATATACATTTTTCTCTTGCTTTTACATAAAATTCGTTAAAAGCATCCTAGCGTTCTTTTGTTTTAGAACTAAATGCTAAACGTCTATAAACTTTATCATATTTAAGAGGAAACATGCTGTAAAATTTAAATCTATTATTTGATTCGTTATATTCTACCACAGCATCTAAAACTAATTTTACTGCATTAGGATTTTTACTTTTAACATGTGTCCAGTACCAGCTAGGATCTTCATTACTTTCATAAAATGCTAGCAAAGCACATGCTTCACCGGTGTCATCGATAGCTCCAAATGCATGATAATTTTTTGAATCACTTAGATAAGTTTGACAAAATACTGTATGCAAGAATTCATAAATCTTCAATACGTCAATCGTAGGGTCTTGCTCAGCAGTATTAACTCCCATAAACCTTGGACTATTAAACATTGGCCTAATTAGTTCTATATGCGAACTATCTAATTTTATTATTTTCATATTGTTCCTGGATCTTTCATATTCGACGTTTCAAATCCCCAACTTCTTTCATTGCATCCGTTACACACATTACAACGACCTAACTCTTTGACACTACAGCTATGTGTTATGTAAAACAAGGCTTCTTGATTAAAATGTCTTATTAAATCTACTATATGGCTCTTATCTAATTTTTTAAATGGTGTCCTAAATCTAATTCCTTCACTGTATGGAATAGGAGACCAGCCAACCATGTGTTGGAGTAATTGTTCTATCAACCCTACATACACAACTTGAAATCCTAAATTGAAAGCATCGTATACGCCAGATTTAACTTGTTCCTCTTCTGGTAATGTATTGTCGCCAACCATAACTGGTTCTTGATAAGGTATATTATAACAGGCATGTATATGTGCTATTACCAATTTGGCAAAATATCTAGACCCTTCTTTTCTTAATATAGACAATGGAACTATTTCGTGAATGTTTCCTCGATTTTTATTTTCTCTTAATAATAAAAAATACAATAATGCGCTGTCTAATCCGCCACTAATAAATATGCCAATTTTTGTTGGCTCCTTAGGTAGATTTAAAACTACTGAACGATTATCTACACCGCAAGTGATAATCATACTAGCCCCTTAAGTTGTTTAATAGTCTGATTATATTCTATCCCGTCCAGGCTAGATTCTAATCTTTTGATTTGATGACTAGCTATACTATTGTAGGCTTCATAATTAAATGCCAACAAGTTTTCAAACCCGTGTGTTTTTTTCTTAGGTCTAATATTAGGATAAAGTGTAGCC